TAGAAACGGATACCCCTATTTGTTGGCACTGTGATAAACAACAAGCCGTAGACATACATCATATTATCGCTAAAAAAATGGGTGGAGTAAAAAATAACAGACTCAATAGAATTGATAATCTTTTTCCATTATGCAGGGATTGTCATAATCAAGCACATTCCAGGATAATTAAAATTGAAGATCTACAAAATATTTTAGAAGAAAAAATAAGGATTAAAAAAAACAATGACCGATATTTATTCTCTTAATTTTGATCCAAATGTACTTTCACATAAGGAAGAAGAACTAGGATTAGAATTTGTTGATAATGATACAGCTATAGATTTGATGAAAAAAGAAGAAAAAATGATAGTGGCAGAATTAACGCTTTATTATACAAAATTTGGCGGATATAAGAATATTACTGAATTAAATGGAAAAATTTATTCAGATAAAAAGTTTAAGGATTTTTTTGATAGATACGAAAAAACCTTAAAGGCAAGGAATCAATCTAAAATTAGATTTGAAACCTTCAAAGCTTTTCGTAACGACTTACGAACAAAAGTTGTTAACGAAAGGGAATTGGCTAAAAACTTATAGAAAGGAGTTTATATGAGCCAGAATAAACAAATCCTTAATTATCTTTTACAAGGTAAAAAATTAACCCCTCTAACAGCATTAAATAAATTTGGTTGTTTAAGATTGAGTGCAAGGATTCTTGATTTAAGAAAAGAGGGCCACAACATAACTACTGAAAATGTTACTCGTAAAGGCAAAACATTTGCAGAATATTCATTGGAGGTAAAATGAGTAAAACAGGAGCTTGGTATTTAGATATGCAAGAAGATGCAGGAAATCTAACTAAAGATGAATTCATCAAAAAACACGGTGAACATAATTTAGATTTATGGAATGAAGTTCACGAAGAACTTGGCGATCTTGAAGAAATGCAATCAAAATTAAATGATATGCAATCAAGATTCAACAAAGCTGTTTCTATACTGAATAAATCATTAGCAGGAAAGATTCTTAAAAATGATTGAGCATTTCAAAAAATTTGATAGGGGCGATAAAAGTTTATTGCCCTTATCTTTTAGTCATTTAAACGAATTCGCTTTTTATAGGGAAAGGTGGGCGCTACGAAGAATTTTTGGATATCAATTTCCTAGTAGTGCTGCAGCTGAAAGAGGAAGCGCGGTTGAATCTGGGCTTAATATGATTCTTAATGGAATGTCTGTATCTGGAGCTTCATCAAAAATGGAAGCAGAATACGACGCAAATTGTATGAGAATTAATGATCCTAAAATAGAAGATGAAAGAACCAATCTTATTCCTTTATTAGAATTAGGAGCTAAGAAATTCCAGGAGCATGCTTTTCAATGGAATCTTATTGATTATCAAAAACAAGTTGAAGTATTTATTAAAGGAATACCGTTTAAAGGGTTTACTGATTTTCATTTTGAAGATAAGAATACAAAGGAGGATTTTTATATTGATCTTAAAACTTCAAAAACTTCACCTAATCAAATATCTATGTCCCATGCTATGCAACAAGCTATCTATCAAAGAGCAACAAATGCTAGACAAATGTTATGGTATTTAAAAACTCCTACAAAAACTAAAGGCCCAGAATTCGCAAAACTTGAATTAGCTGATTATTCAGTCCCTATGAAAGTTTGTGAACATATAGTTCTTGTTATGGGTAAGTATCTCGAAACGGTTAATTCACCGGAAGATGTGAAAAATTCATTGATTCCGAACCCAGATAATTGGATTTGGAAAGAAGATACCGTTTTAAAGGCAAGAAAAGAGGTTTGGGGGTATTAACTACCCCTAGGCCTTAAAAGCTTCTGTACGGCCTTTAAATTGCGATTTTGAGGGGCTTTAAATGATCTTCTATCTCGTTTTCTTCTTTTTATTGGTCTTTTACCTATTAGCTCAGTAATAAGTGTTGATGTTGTAATTCCAGTCATTTGCCAACTGATCTCATGGCACGAGCATGTGATTGAGCGAAAGTAGCTCCATTTTTTAAAGATCTAGCCATACTACGCATATGCTTAAGAGTATGATGTCGCGCATGACGGCTCATAGTTCTTTTTTGTCTTGGACTTAAATCTTTAATAATATTTTTAATAGAAGCTACTTTGACCATTATTTCTTTTTCTTCTTTTTCTTTTTTGGTTTTTTAGGTTTCATTGGTTTTGATCTCATAGAGCTCATTCTACCCGAACCATATCCTACTCCTCTAGGCATATTACTTCCCCTTTTTTTGTTTCTTTAAAATTGCCATTTGTAATGCTTTCGGCAATTTCTTTTGTTTATTAGTTAGACCAACTGCTTTCTTTTTCTTTTTAGCCATAGTCTAATGCAACACATAATTATGAACAATTACAACTAATGCAACTGCTATTACAATCTGCACCCATGATTTTAATTCAGTAAATGCGTGCCACCACTTTGTTACTTTCTGTTCTATTTTTTTAATAGCCATACAGTACTCCTTTCAATTACTTAGAAATCCCACGAGTTTTTTCGAAGGTACGGAGCGCCCCCATTCCTAAAAGTGACATGACTAATGGCATGAGAGTTCCCATATCTAATTCTGGTATGTTTACCACTTCATATTGAAACAAACCACAAATAAATAAAATAAATTTACTTAAAACAAATTCCCAAAAAATCGCTAATGCACATGACATTCCAATTAAGGGCCTCCAAGAACGCTGCAACATTCCAGAAATACCACCAGCTGTAGATTTTGCATCAGCTAAATTTATATCCATTTGTTTTAATTTAACTTGATTTTCTAATTCAATAAGTTTTGCTTTAGCTTGTTGTTTTTCTTCTTCGCTTACATGAAGATCGTCAACTATTTTTCCAACACTATCAACTAATCCTCCAGATAATAATTTTCCTAATACCATTATTTACCCCCTAGTAATATCCATGCTCTTTTGAGATAGGATAATCTGTTTTTTTCAATTTCTTTTTTTTCTTCCATAGTTGTTATGCGTTTGACTTTGCGCTTTTTTGCATTTTTTCTATTATGCGATTTGCCCTGTTTGTTGTTTGATTGTACCATAAACTATCCCTCATTTCTTCGATTGCACCTTCAATATTGTTTTCAGATAAACATTTCTTGAATCGTATAAATTTATTTAAACGGGGCAAACCTAGCTGGAATACCATATGTAAAACACATTCTTTTGCATTATCATCAATATTCATGCCCTCTGTAAAAGTTTCCATATCTTTTTGTGAAACATTAAAATCTTTTAGAAATAATTCTAATCCTCTTTGATATGTTATTGGTTGCATAAGTTCTTGTTTTTCATTGTCCCTAATCAAATGACCTGCACCAATAGTCCAATATCCTAAATGATCTTGATAAGGTTTTAAAATGATTCCGCCTTCTTCTTGGATAATTTCTTGTTGTAATGTATGTAAATCCATTATCCGACCATTCTCAATATCCAGGATATGAACTGAGTAGCAACCATAAATGCAATAGTCCATAAAACATAATTTAATTTTCTAACTTCTTTTTGTAGATGATGAATATGATTTGTTTCTAACAATTCAATTTTGTTATAAATATTGACTATATGTTCTTTTGTAGTTTTTGGAGTGATCTTAGTCATATCTTACAAATACCATATCCTTTTTTTATTTCAATTTTAAAATAGTTTTACTCATAATTTCTCATAATTACTAATAGATTTGTTATTTAGTGATTATTAATAATATTTTGTTTATTATTAGTTATATTTCTTTTTCAGTTAGAAATATGGACTAAATTATTCATTATCCTTTTAGGGGGTTTAAAAACCCCCTTTTTTATTTAAGTTGACTTAAAGGGTTCTCTAGTGCATTTCTTATTTGCTTTTCAACCTTTTCCTCTAGTTCTGTCATATCGTCTTTAATACTATTTATCGCTTCTTTTAAATCTCTTGAATTTTCTCTGCTATCTTCTTTGACTCTAGTTTCGACATCTTCAACTATTGTTTCAATTCTACGAACATCTGCTTTCAAGTCGTTTTTGAGTTCTTTTGCTACATCCGCAACTAGTGCAACCTCCTCAAGAATAATTGATATTTCGGATTGTAACATATTGAATTCAGTATCTAGGACTTCAAGTTTCTTATCAAAACTACTAAGGTCTGGGGCAGTGTAGCTCTCTATCTTTGCAGACATATCCTGAAATTGTTTGAAAACCTCAAAACCGCCATACAAAACACCAACTGCACTACTTAATGCCAGAAGAACAGCAAACATTCTTCCGCCTTTGAAGGATATGCCACCAATATTTACTTCTGCCATTGAATATCTATCATTTCATTCATTAATTGATCACTCCCACCAAATAGAAGATAACCAGCGATATTATTATCAGAAATATAGCTATCTGGCAAAGTAGTATCTGTGAAAAATCCTACTCTATCAATAAGCTGTTGTTGACTCTCAAAAAATGATTTACTGTTGCCTAATACTTGCATGACAACAAGGGTTTTTAATTGACTAGTAGAATCATATCTTTTTTTATCGTCTATCTTTTTCAATATTTTTTTAGCTGCTTTTTCTTTAGATGACTCTTTTTTATCAACTGTCTTTACTTCTTCGTCCTTTTTTTCTTCTTCTTGGATTTCTTGTTCATTGGTTTCTTCTTTTGACTCTGCTATTTCTGTTTCTTTTTCTGATGATTCCTCTTTTACTTCTTCAACAGATTCTTCGTTGGTTTCTTCAGATTCCGTTTCGTTTGGCGCTTCTGTTGTTGTTTCTGGTTCTTCTTGGACTTCTGGTTGAGCTTCAACAGTATTTTCAACTTCCATTTCTAAATCCATTTCTAATTCCATTTCAGTTTCTACATCAACCATAGATACTTCAACAGTCTCAGTTTCTGATAAATCAACATTAACAACTTGGATTTCTTCTATCTCTATTTCTGCTATTTCTATTTCAACAGATTCATAGCTTACTTCTTCAATCTCTATAGGTTCAAATTCTAATCCTACATCTGTTTCAACAGTAATATTAGAATCAAAAATATCTTCAACTATATCTATTACTTCCTCTGGTGCATCAATATTATAAGCGACAAACATTTCAACACTCGTTATCGTTTGTTCAACAATGGTATTGATAACATTATACAAAATCCGAACTGAAACATCGTCGAACATGGGTCCAATGGCAAGATTTATATCTCTACCTCCCACTTCAATTATGACTGTTGTTATTGATCCAGAAAAATCAAATCCACCTTCATAAGATTGAAAACCACTATTAGTTCCGCTAGCAGATAAAATATCAGTCCCAGAAAAAATATCAGTCGCTCCATTTTTCCCTGTGATGTGCATATAGATTGAATCCTGGGCATCTTGTTTTTCTACTTTGATCGTATAATTAGTTCGTCCACCTTTAGAAATATTTAGATCAGATATATTTACAGTTTGAATAAATGTCGTTCCCATATTTTCGACACCCATTGTTGAAGTTGAACTACCTCCGCCTGTTATCATAGCGCACTTATCAGTCCCTAATTGACCACAGGAGTTTCCGCTAGGCATGGACGCAGGACCTTGGCCCCCCCAGTCAAAAAACATTGAACCGTCTTTAGAATTATTTACATAACCATTATCGCTGTCTAATAAATCGCCAGAATCTTGATTTGAAACAGTTGTAGTTGTTGTAGTTGTAGTTGTTTCAGTAGTCGTAAGTATTCCGTCTGCTTGGAATTCTATTGTTTCTATGCTAGTTTCTTCAATGATTTGTTCAATCGTAGGAGTGCATAATCCAACTGTATCAGTTGTACAATCAACAGCTCTACTAGAAAAGGATAGGCACACCAATATACATAGCCATGCCCACAATAACGAATTTTTCAAAATCATTTAAATCTCTTACAGTTTGTTCATTTATTTCAATTCTAGTCTCTGTAATATTTTGAAATATTACGCTACCTTCTGGAATATCTTCTAAATTTGATTCCCAACCTTTTCTAGCATCTTCCCCTATGCTTGCATTATAAGGGCAGTATGTGCCTGCATTCCACATTGCGTCAAAAACTCGACTGTCAGCACAAAGAGTTGAGATTGCTGCCACCTTCATGCCCATTGCGTAAAGTGAGCGTGATAGCTTTAGTCGTTCGCAATTTTCGTCACGCACCGTAACACCCGAAGAAATTCCAAGTATTTGTGTCTGCACAGCTCCTGCTACAGCTGTCTTACAAATATCTGAATTATTTACTACTACACTTGGCGAATTCGCTGTCGGAGGAGTACTATTTGTAACTACAGTTGAACTAACTGTATTTGTTTCTGCGAATGAATAATTAGATATTACTAGGATAGTAAAAAAAACAAGAAATATAATATTTTTCATCTAGCAGTTGTTGGTACTCCCTTACTACTGACAAAAGGGTGTTCTGCAAAAGCCATGTAGATGTAATTATTACCATTATTCCACTCCGTGCTAGCGTTTCTTAGTTTAAAACCATTTGATAAAATATCTATAGCTGAGTCGGTTGCTTCTGCATTGTTTAAATTTGCGTAAAGTTCTTGTCTGTTACCATTGAATCCTCTTTTATTATCCCACATAGGCCAGTTATTCGTTCCACCATCAGCTCTTTTAACCATAACCCAAGCAGGAGCAAAACCTGTATAAACAAATGGCCCATTAGTACTATTATTACCTGTGTAGCTACCAAATTTACTGTAGCCTTGTTTTTCGGCAAAACAATAAGCTACAAATGTTCTGCTACTTCCATTAGTTGTATTTCCAGAACCTAATGAAAAAACAGTAGATGTTGGTGCTGTGTTATTGAAACTATAGTAAGGACTAGATTCTGTATTTGCCGCATCTGAAGTATTAATAGATATAGTTTTATTTGTTCCTGATAAATTTGTATTATACATCTGCCAATCACCAGAATTTGACCTACCCTTGAGCAAAACAATTTGAGGAGCTGAATTTAACCCATGACCTACTGTAGCATTAGAACCTGTGCCTGTATAAGTAACAATGCTAAACCCTGCAGTTGTATTAGCTTGTGAAACAGATAATGTTGAGCCATCAAAATTTGTTTGTCCATGAGTTGTATTAGTA